AACTTGCGGTTCAGTTATTTGTACCTGATTTTTCTCTTCCTGTAAAGGTTTAGGTTTAAAATTGTTGACACGGTCAGCCTTGATCTTGGCTGCGGTGATCTCTTCCTGAGCCGCCACAAGGGCGTCAGAGTCGCCGTTTTCGTAGGCCAGCTTATATTTCCGCTTGGCTTCGTCTAATTCCTGCGCGACGGACTTCTTTGCCTGCTCTAAAAGAGCGTTTTGGCTCTGATTTACCGTCCCTTTCAGGCGATTATTCTCTTCCAATATGGTCTGGGCAATCCGAATTGCCTCCTCTTTTTCCCGCAAAGCGGCTTCTTTTGCCCTGCGTTCGTCGTGATAAGCCTTGTGAAACTCCCTGGTTTTGGTCTTTTCACGCTTGGAATATGAGGCCAATTCTTCGTCGGTGGGGTCTTCCGGCGGGGTTTCCATGGGTTTTCGGCCCCGGTCTTCCTCCGGCGTGTCATCAACAACCTCAATATCTTCTTCCTGTGCAACCTCGATCTTTTCTTCAGGCTCCGGGGTTACAACACGGCTTCCCTTACGAGATTCCTTTTCTTCCTTCTCGTCCGGGAATTCAAATTCGACTTTTTCAAATTCAGCCATGGTTTTACTCCTTATGCTCGGGTAATACCGCGAGGATCTTGGACAACTCCCTCAACGGAATCGTCGTTAATCAGGCGGAATTCTTTACCATGGATCTTGATCCGGGTGCCCGTGTTAGGACGCACTAGAACAAAATCCCCCACTTTGCATGAAGGCCCAGACGGAAATCGTTTTTCGTCTTTGTAGCAGTCCGGCCCCATCTTCACGACAAAAAGCACTGGCGACAGTATCTCTTCGTAATGCATGGTTTGTCCTGCTTTGACCAGACCGCTCTCATATTCCTCATCTATTTCTGGCAAAACGCAGAGTAAATGGTATGTGGCAGGATCTGGCACTTGTCTGGCTTTCTCTTCTGCGGTGCCCGGAAGAACCGAGACCGGCCCAGAAGGATCCAGAGACTGTCCTATAAGGATGTCATTCATCTTCAAATTTCTCCAATTTTCTCGCAAGGTCGGAGATTAAATCCTGTGCGTACAAAAGACCTCGGATCTGGCCGCACATTTCTCGGTATTGGGGGTAGTCGTCAGCTCCCCCATCCCCAAGGCTTTCTAGAAGACCGGTTTCCGCTTTCTTCAGTTCTTTCGCTAAGTACTTCAGAGCCTGGTCATCTATCATTTGGTTCCTCGTTTAAACAGGTCTACCTGAACCTTCTGGTTGTTTGATCGGGTCTGCTCTTGCAAACGAGCCATCTCGATCTCCTTCTGGTTCTGAACTTTCATCATTTCCAGCTTGATCTTGTCTTGTTCAATCTGGAGCTTGGCTTGGTTCATGGCGATCTCAGACTGCGCCTTCTGAGTCTTGGATTGAACCTCAGCCTGTTTGATCTGCAATTCAGCCTGTTGCAACTGAACCAGCGGGTCTTGCGCGGCCTGCTGGGCTTGTTGTTGCTGCGCCTGGGACTGATTGGCTTGCAGAACTTGTTTTGCACCTTCTGCGACGAGGCGGGAGAGTTCGACCTCCACATCCTCCGGCAGTTCTTCGTTTGGCGGAAACAGCGGTGCGCCAATCTGTTCTTCCATCTGCTGGCGATATTTAAACGCCAAGTGTTCGGCAATATGCGACATGACCGAAGACTGAATCTTCTGCGCCAGCGGGTTCTGCCCAATCGTTGCCATGATCATCGGATCCTGCATGAACGACTGATGCGCTTGTAGGTGAGCTTCGTGATCCTGGTAGATGAACGCCTTGGTTGGCTTGCCGGTTAGGAATCCCATGTTCTCCGATACCGGATCCTTGGGCTTCAGGTCATCTTCCATCGGCACAAGTTTTTCTGCATTCTTAACACCTAAGACCTCAATCATCTGGCGATGCAGATACGGAAGGTCATAGATCTGCGGTGCGCCAGCGGCCATCTGCATGACTGCCTGATACTGCATGATCCGTTGCGCCATCGTGGCGTTGTTCGGATCAGACACGGGGATAACCTCCACCATGTCGTAGTCAGACTGCTTGGCGGTAGGCTCCCCGTCGGTGGGTTCGTAGTCATAATCCGGCGGCGTGTAGTCGCGGATGATGCTCTTCAGAAGTTTAAACTCCTGCTTCATCGAATAATGCACACGGGCCTGCACGGCAGACATCGTCTTCAGTGTGCGTTCCAACAAAGCCAGGGTCGTACCCACCGGAGCATTTGCGCTCATGTCCGAGATATTCATATCGGAGATGGCACCGAGTCTGCGTCCTTCTTCGGTAATCTTGTCCAGCAAAGTCGCCAGAACTTGTGACGGCTCCTTGTAGGGAAGCGTCATTATGTTGTCCTTGATGCTTCCAGAGGGAACATCAACGTCGCGGAATTCGCCCGGAGAGATAGGAGTATCGTCGCCCTTAACCCGCAGGCCACGAGACTTCAATCCACCGGGGAGGTTGGACAGAGTTCCTGCGTCCACCAATTGGCGAATCAGCATCGTTCCGGCACGGGCGTATCCACCAATAATGTGAATCAAGCCGAGGCCGTAGAAACCAAATCCAGGGATGTAACAATAATCGACGAAGTGCTGGCGCTTGAGTTTCTTCTTGTCGTCGGGCCTCCAGTTTCTGCGGATGCCGAGAACCTTGGTCGTCCCACGATCAATCGTGACGATATACGGCAGGCCGATTTCGGTGGGTTTTCCGTCCTCATCCTTATCCTCAAAGCCTTCGATATCCAGATATGCCTGGATCTCCAGCAGTTGATAACGGTCATCATCTGTGGCCCGATATCCTTGTTGATCTGCTTTAACCTTCTCAATATCCGTCAGCATATTGATTGGTTCGCCAAGATCGATGTCCTTGTAGAAGCCGTTATATTGCAGCTTCTTCAGTTCGTTCTTGGTCTTGCGCATCACATGCGTTACACGTTCTGCGGTCTCTAGATTGGATGTTCCGTAAGGAACAATCACATCCTCGGCAGAACAGAAGACAGATACTTGCCGTCCCAAGCTGGGATCATAGTAAACCTTCTTGAATGCTGAACCTGCGAGACCGAGAGAGTAGAGCATTCGCTCATGCTCGGGGCGGTATTCAGGCATCTGCTCCGTCAGCTTGTAGTTCATGTCCTCTTGGACACGCCGAGCAGCCTCTTCCTTCTTCTCGTTAATCAAGCCAATAATCGCAGTCTTCACCGGGCCTTGCGCCGGGAAGGTTTCCATAATCGATTCAGATTGGAAACGGATTGCGGCTTCTGTCAGGACTGTGGAATAAACACCACAGGCACCCGTCCAGGGTTCTGTGCGTTCTTCATATTTAAGTCCTAAGACTTCAAGACCTTTGACAAAGGCATCTGCCCAGTCTTTTCTGGAATTGATATCTGCATCGACCAATTCCAGGAGTTCTGATGCAATTTGTCCGAGTTCCCCATCGTCCAAAACATCTGCGAGGTTTTCATCAAACTCGCCGTCATGTTCTGCGCCGGGTTCCAGGGTGATTTCCACATCCCCGGTGGCAATTGTCACTGATTCAGGGTTCTCGATCTCGACCTCTATTTCTTCCTCTGGGAGGTTATCCATCCCCAGCGGAGCTTCATAGAGCGCCTTGTCAAAGTTTGTAGCCATTTAGACCATCCTTAGTAATAGATATTCTTCCGATATCGATACGGCAGAGGCTCATCAACCTCGTCCGAATCGATTGCGATGAACCCACCGCGCCGGAATCGCAGTAACGCTTGACTGGTTGAGTCCACAAGGTCGTCGTGATCCCCGTTCGGGAAGGAGGCCAATTCTTCAATCAACTCATCCGCCCATCTTGTCTCGGGGCACCACACAATGCCAGACGCAAACATATCAGAAATAGCGTTTACACGGGCTATCTTATCGCTTCCTTTGCTCGGCGTATATTCCTCCAGCGGAATTCCGATCTTTCTCAGCTCATAGATCAAGGGAGACCCAGCCGCTTTCTTTTCCACGATCAGGGTGTCAGGCTCCCATTCCTTCCACATCTCATAAGCCTTTTTCTTCAGTTCCGGGAACTCCATCCTGCGTTTAAATGAGTCCAGAATGATGACATTCGGCTTGGATTCCCCATTGTCATCGGGCTGGTAGAACACGCCCCACGTTGTACAGGCGGAATAGTCGCTCCTGTTGCTCTTTTCAAACGCCGTATCCCAGGATTGGATGATGTATTCGCAGGGCGGAGGGGTGTCATGCTCCCAAATCCTCCAGTTTTCCCGCTTAATGATGGCTCCTTCCTCGGAAGTGGGCCGTTGTTGGTACTGCGCCTCCCATTTAGCCACCGGGAGTTCAGCTTTTAGCGCCTCAAGCTCGTTTAAAGACCAGAATCCGGGCCACAAAGGCGTGCCAGAGGGCAAAATCGCCGGGAAATTGATCACTTCCCAGTCGTTTACACCGTCTTTCAGGGAGTTTTTCAGGATCTGGCCGGTCAAATCCTTCTTTGACCAGCGTGTCATCACAATAATGATCGCCCCTCCAGGCTGCAAACGCTGCCGGGGGCCAGATGTGTACCACTCATAGACCGAGTCATAGACTGCGGGATTGCCCTGCTTGGCCTCCTGCTCCGAGTGCGGGTCGTCAATGATCAACAAATCCGCCCCCTTACCGGTCACAGCACCACCAACACCGATAGCGAAGTAGTCACCCCCCGCTCCAGTGTTCCAGCGTCCCGCCGCCTTGGAGTCCGTGGACAAGGTCGTGTCAAAAACCTCCTGGAACGCCGGGGAAGACACCAAGTTCCGCACCTTCCGGCCAAACCCCACAGCCAATTCTGCGGTGTGAGCCGTCTGGATGATCTTCTTCTCCGGGAATTTACCCAGGAACCACGCCGGTAAGAGATAAGAAGCAAACTCAGACTTGGTGTGCCGGGGAGGCATATTGATGATCAGACGTTTTAGTTCACCCCTAGCCACCCTCTCAAAGGCATCCGCCATGATCGCATGATGCTTCCCCGATATAAACACAGGCCACATCTGCGTGACGAAATAAAGAAAAGACCTCTGCGCCCGAGCAGTCCTGTCCACCCTCAATAACCGCAGTATCTGAGCCTTCACCTCATCCGAAGCATCCTCCAGACTGGCGTTTAAACCAGCCATCTCCTCCTCAGAAAGAAGCTCATAGTCCGGCGGGATATCTTCCCTCATAACGCCCCAATCTCCATAGCACTCCGATCCACCACCTTGATAGACCTGAACTTGTACGGCTTTAAACGCAAATGCCCCATCTCCTCCAACTTATGGATCAAACGATGGATGTTCGACTTCGACCTCAATCCAACCCCACGAGCAATCACCTCATAACTCGGCGATACCCCGTGAAGCCTCACATAAGCCTTAATGAACTCCAAAATGGCAATCTCTCTTTCCGTCATAACTTCAGTTTAAACGTTCTTACGAACGTTCGCAAGCCTTTTTTCTTAATTTATATATACCCCCGGGG